GCCGAATGTGATCGTGCCGACGGTCGTAACGACATAAGCGATGCCTTTGTTGACCGTGCCGTTCTGAACGAAGAAGTAATCGTTCTGGCTGAGTTGGTTAGGCGATGTGCCGTATGTGTCAGCATCCGTTGCACGGGTCAGTACCGTGCCACCTGTTGCCCAAGTGTAGATACCGTTGTGCGCCTGATTCGCCTCATCCTTGACCAAGATGCGGTTGGTGTTCAGGAGGGTATAGCCATCCAATGTGGTCAACGCAACCGACAGAGTGAGCGTCGCACCAACACCAGCCGTGCCGTTGTTGTATGTGACCGTGCCGCCTGTGATCGATGCGAGCGTGCCTGTGGTCGCTGCTTGGACAGGCTGGTGATATACCAAGCCAGTGGATACTAAGCCGTCAACATAGCTCTTGTTGACCAGATCGTTTGCGGTCGATGGGGTCGTGCTGATCGAGCCAGTCGTCAGCGCAATACCGTCAATCGGCTGATCAAAGATCGATGTGATCTGACCCTGCGCATTGACAGCCTGAGTGACTGTACGGGCAGCGTTGCCGTAAGTGCCTGCAACAGCGCCTGTGTTGGCAATCGAAATCGTGCCCGTGGAGGTGATAGGACCACCCGTGAGACCCGTTCCAGTTGCCACCGAGGTAACACCTGTACCTGTAACAATCGCGCCCCATGAGCCGTTTGCGTAACCCTCAAAGGTCGCTGTGCTGGAGTTATACCGTAGCTGACCATCCACACCACCGGGGCGCTGAACGGTCGTACCTGCTGGAATTTGAATTGCGCCGACACCCGGAATCACTGGATCGGGATCAATAGACACCGTCGCCGCACCACCGACCGTTGATACAACGATCTGGTTGGTTGTTCCTGCAACCGAGGTGATTGCGCCGTCGCCAGTACCAAATGTCTGCCAGCCAGTGCTGTAATTGCCTTCGAATCGGTTGTTTGTCGTGTTGTAGCGAATCTGACCCTGCGTAGCGCCACGCTCGGCTGTTGTGCCGTTGGGGACAGTTACACCAGCCGTACCGGGGAACACCGCATTGTCTGCGATACCGATCGTTGGGTTGCCGCTTGCGCCATTACCATTGGCGATAGTGATCTCGTTCGAATCACCGATCAGCGTCAATGGTGTGAGCGTCGTGCTGTTCAATCCGATCAGACCTGTGCCGCTCATGTTTGCAAGAGCCGCTGCCAAGCCTGTCAGTTGGAATGTTGGGTTGCCCGACACGCCGTCGCCGTTGGTGACGGACACACCGTTGCCGCTTGTGCTGAGCGTGCGTGCAGCGATTGTGTTGGCGGCGCTCTTGACGATCACGCCAGTCGATGCCGTCTCAAGCGATCCAGATGTTCCGTTCAGCGCAATGGTGTAAGAACCAAGCGCACCACCGTCAGTAATCCCCAATCCTGTGCCAGTCGAGAAGTATCGGCTGCTTGGCAGGTTGGTTTGCTGACCAACCGTAAGGAATGTGTAATTGAGGTTAGGGCTAGAGGTGATCGCAGAGACGGTTGTCTGAACCGTCAAGCCATTCTGAACAACGGGAACAAGCTCCGTACCGCTAATCGGGTTCGGTGCTGTAGGTAATTGCGAGATTCGGATGTCTGCCATATCAAGGGCTCAAGTTGTTGAGGTTGCCGTTATTTGGCGTGTTACCTTGCTCAGGAGATATGGGACTATTTCCTTGTGTCTCTGTAATAATCGCATCGTGATTCTCTGCAATATCCAAGTCTGGACGAGGGAATCTGATCGTGATCTTCTCTGGCTGCCTTGGCGGTAACCTATAAGGATCGAACTGATCCGAGCAACTATCACTGCATACTTTGATAGCAGGTATATTACCATCAGGACGCATATCAGCATAGGGTCTTTTCATCTTGCAACGGTCGCAGATGAACACACTCAGCGTGCTGTTTCCGAGAGTGTCGAGGAACCTAGCCACGGCTATCTCGTGTACGGTGAAATGTTGGAGGTAAAGAAGATTGGCGACTTATCGCGCTCTTCCGCCTCAGCCAGCGCGAAGTGCTTCTCCCACTGACCTTCAAGATATGTAATGCGTCCCGCATCGACACCGGGCAGCTCCATCGCCATCTGGTGTGCGAGACCATTCTGAATAGCCATGTACCAGCGCTGAGGTATCTCAAGCTGACCATTGAGCTGACCGACATCCTGAATGTAGCGACTGACCCAGATTTCGAGCTGTGGCTGGATGCTGTTGGGGACGGGCCAGACCTTCATGTTCGGCTGATTGATCGTGCGATCGAACCAGAATTGCAGCGGACGCTCGGATGTGAACGAACGGTTCGGCAAGTTGGAGTAATCGTCACGGTTCATGCGTGCCATCGGGATTGCCATCGGCATCGTGCCGAACACGACCTGAAAGAATCCCATGTTCACGCCAGCCGACTGCTTGATTCTCCAGTACGGAACAGTCACAGATGGGTCTAGCTCGTAATAAATCCATGTTCCAGCCGTCCAAGTGACCGCACCGGGCGACTCAATCGCCGTCCATGTGCTTCCATCCTCAGATGCCTCAATCGTGATCGTCACAGAGCCTGAAACGGCTGGCAAGATGCCCACTGTGCTGATGTAGACAGCATTATTCGTGCCGTTTGCGATGCCGATGTAGCCTGTGTTGTCGGTCAACTGGCAAATTCCATCGCCAGTGCCGTTGAATGCGTTCGAAGTGACCCCAGACGAGCTGTTATAGCCCGTTGTGACCGCTGTCAGGGTGCGATAGTTGGCGTTCAGGATGTCATTTGAGCCGACAGGCAGGTAATACTCGTACTTGTCGGGCTGCAGACCGATGATGATGCGGTCAATACACCAGTAATTGATGCCGTAATTGGTCAATGAGGAGAGCAGGTAGTACAGGCTGTCTCTTGCAGCCGATACTTGCTCAACAGTCAGCTCTTCAGCAAGCTTTCCTGCGCGTCGTGCGCCATGATCGATGAGCTGTTGGACGGAGATGACCGTCTGACCAACCGTTCCTGAAGTATTCAAACCGTTTGTCATCTACCACCCCGGACATTTCCATCGCTTTAATGAGGCTTTCGCACGAGGTGCGTCGCCCTTTGCATTCTTTACTACACCACTCATGCGTGCGCAGAACGAATCCTTGCGTGCACCACCCTGTGGCTGGGGAGCTTTGAGGTTGCTTCCCGTCTCACGATTATACTTTGCGCGACCCTTGGCTGTAAGCCCTGCGCCACGCTCAACAGATAATTTTTCACCACGACCAACAGCAAGCGACACACCACCCTCTTTCATCTTGGCAGTCTTTGCAGACTCCTTGAAAGCCTCGGCGGTAGGTGCGCCCTTGCTGCCAACCTTGCGCATACGCTCGCCTGAGCCTTCTGCAATGCGCTCACGCTTGGCATGGATGTTGGCATACAGTCCACCGCCCTTCATGCCCTTGTCAGCCTTAGCAAACTCTTTGCCTACGCTAGTAGGAATGCCGACCTTCTTTGCAAACTCAGGGCTATGCGCCACGGCTTGCATCAAGCGCTTTTGGGCTGGTGATTTGCTAGGCATTATCCCACCTGATGTACTGTTGCGATAACTGACGGAATTGAAGGGTATGCAGGCGACACACTTGCAGGCAATGCTTGCAGTGTCAATGTTGCAATTTCTGGCAACCAAACAATCTCAACATAGTCACCAGAGAACAGATCAAGGAAAATATTCCAAGCCGCTACGCCGTAACCATAGATGGATGCGTTTTTGCGAGCAGGAATAGTGATGTTGGTTGCAGACTTGGCTACATCGTTCCCGTTAACGCGAAACCAAACAACCGCCAACTGTTGTGCGTTTTCAAAGTTTTCAAATTGGGCGCTGAACTGAATGTTGTAAGTTCCATTTACAGGAACGGTCAGTCTAGTACCGCTTGCCAGCGTAACCCCATCAGCAACATCTGTGGAATCAAATGTCATGGCAGTGCCTTGCGTGATGCTGCCAGTTTGATCTACTGAGCTACTAAATGCGCCGTAGTTGGAAAAAGCGCTGCGAGTGAAGTACGACAGGTTTTCTACTGTTGATCTAACATTCGCACCACTTTGTACTAATGGCACTAACTCTGCGCCTGTTAGCGTTGCCGCAGATGGCATTGCGGAGATTTTTTGGTCAGCCATTAGTTGCTCTCCAGTTCGATTTTGCTGCTGTCTTCTTGCAAGACATAGCCTGATGATTCCATCAAAATATAGTATTTTGTACGAGCAGCGCCACCATACAGATCAACCACTCCGTTGTCGCCGACATCGTCGCCCGGAGTCGCTCCGACCACATTGGCGGCGCTAGTGTGCAAAGCAAAACCATCGCTGGTATTCGCTTGGTCAGCTACGCCTGTGTAGCCAACATAAGGCATTACGCAATACCCGCTTGCACTAGGTTCATGGTTGCTGTGCCGCTTCCTGCCGTCACAAGAACCTTGATCCCAGTCACTGGAAATGCGTAGTTACCGTCTTGGTTGTCTGTCTTGGCTGCAATCGTTGGGTGAGAGAACCAAGTCGTAAATCCGGTCGCAGGATCGTCGAATGTGTGCTGCACTGTGTAAGTCACTGTGCCGCTTACAACCACGCCAAAACCGACATTAAATGGCGTGCTATTGGTATTCATGACCAAGGCGCTGCTAGAGCCTGCACCTGTCTTGGAAACTATTTGTACTTTCATGGCAATCCTTCAATGAAGCGGGGCGACCGCAGCCGCCCCCACTTATTACTAGCTCTTGCTCTTGATCATCACTGTGAAGCCAGATTCACCACCTGACTTCATGGAGCAATGACCGCCTTCTTTGAACCCAGCTGGGCCACCTTTGACAACACCACCAGTCTTATACTTGGCGATGCCGCCTATCTTGTAGCCACCCTGAGCGTTCATAACGCCGCCAGTCTTCAAGCCTTTGTGTGCCTTGCTTGCTTTCATGGCTTCGTGCGATTTGAGCTCTTTCTTGACGCGACCGATCTCTTCATGCTCATTGCGCTCTTCTTTACGATTAGCCTTGAGCTCATCCTTGACGCGCTTGAGCTCTTCCTTCTCGTTACGAATAGCACCGCCGTTCTTGACGCGACCCATTGCCTGAGCAGGAATTGCTGGGGCGGGACGCGACATTGCGGCAGGACGCATCAGAGATGCACCACGGGGGCGAGCTGCTGATGCCTCCATAGCTGTCATAGGACGACGACGAGCGACTTGCGCAGCGACCGCTGGCAGAGCGCCTGCGGGTGCAGCACCCATAGGAACGCCACCATCAGCCATCTTTGCCTTGCCGCCCTTCTTCATGCCTTTACCAACTTCGTCAACTGAAGGCTCAGTTGATTCCATCTTTGCCATGCGTTTGAAACCCATGATCTACCCCTTAGGCTTGTGTGACACCGAGAGCGCCAGTGCGAGTGGCTTGAGGACCAACAGCGATAGCTGGCAGCAAGATGCCCATTACGAGGCGCTTAGCACCATCGGGTGCGCTCGAAGGAACATATGTCCCACGAACATCGCCAGATGTTGTCGTAGCAGTCGTCGTAACAGCGGCAACGAATGTACCTGCGTCATCAGCCAATGCACCATCCCAACCAGAGCGAGCGATGTAGCCAGCGTTGGTGATACGGACAGGCGAGCCGAGGATGTCGGTTGTGCCGACCGCAACGGTCACAACAGGGCTACCAGAGATCGTGATGCTGCTGATCTGATAGAAAGCCTTCTTGCCGTTGACTGTTGTCGATTGGACAGTACCAGTAGCGATGACTTCGCTCATTGGCTGACCGTAGACATCGTAGCCAGAGATGGTGACATTTCGGCTTGTTGGTGTACCAGCGCCAGTCGTTGTAGCGACAGCACGAGGAACATCAAGCTGAACAACAGTCGTACCATCAGTACGGACAACAGAAGTCGTGCCTGTACCAGCAGTCAGAGTGACTGTCGATGTGTAGACGCTTGCAGTTGCGATGTTGTTTGTTGCTTTGGCGACAGGAACGCTGTCCCAAACATAGATGCGACCCAAAGGACCAACACCCAAGCCCATTGGCGAAGGATTGCCAAGAGCGGAATTAAGACCCATGTAGGTCTCTGCTGTTCCGAGGAACAGATCATCTGAAAATTGTGCCATTTTATTCTCCTGTGGCTTGAACCACTCGGATTAAAAAAAGGGGTCAGGTTTTACCCCGACCCCGCTTTGCTTATACGCCGGGAGTACCGAACATAGCGCGTGGGTCAGTCCAACTGATCCAGTAACGCTCTGTAGCCTTGTAACGCATGGAGTCGGTTTCGAAATCACCTTCCATCGTCTTCTCAAGACCACGACGCATCATCAGCTTCATGCCTTCTGGTGCATCTGTCTGTACCCACCATGCTGTAGGCGAAGTCAAACGGCTCAGTACTGCAGCGCCCTCAGGCATCAGACCAATCGACTTGACTGGGTTGATGTCGTTGTTTGCTGTGCCAGTACGGAGAACCGACTTCAACAGAACTTCAGCTTGGAACACATTGCCGGGGGCAACAACAAGCTTCAATGGCTGCAAGCGAATCTTCTTACCGTTGTTGTCAACAGCCTGACGAACCTGAATGAGCTGCTGCTCAAGCGAAGTCTGTGACAGGTTTGCGGAAGTACCCAGCAGGTTGCTGAATGTTCCGTTGACGATTGGGTGGTTAGATGCGCTGAGCTGAACGCCGTCACCGCCAGCATAGGAGCTGTTGAATGCGTTGTTCAGGACATTGGCTGCCAGAGTTTCCTTGGTCTCAATCAACGACTGAGCAAGGTGCTTGGCGTAAACCTGACCGATACGGATGTGGTCGCCGTCTTCTACCAACACTTTGGTCAAGGCGAAGGCTAAGCCGTAGACCTTGTACACATAGCGCTGGAGGAAGAGCACGCCACCCTGCTGGTACGAAACTGGAGTGCCGTCAGGCAATTCAGGAGCCGCACCGAAGCCGTACAGGACGGGTTCTTCGTGGTAGTTACGGGGAATGCCCATTTGCTCGCGGAACACTTGGCTCCACTCGTCTGAGCGTTGATCATAGATTCCATCGAAGCACTCGTTGAGGATTGGCTCAACGATGCTCCGAAAGTCGGTACTGCGCATTGGGGCTGCCATTTCTCAGTCCTCCTTAGATCGCGTTAGTCGTTGCTACAAACTGTGGCTTGCTGACTTGTACGCGAACGATCACATACGGGTCACCCCAGTTGTTGCCCGGATACGGAGCAATGTCAACGATACGGAATTGAGCAGCCGAACCCGAACCAGCCAAAGAGGCGGAGAGAGTCATCTGTGACAAACCAGTAGTTGTTGAACCTGCCGTGAAGTTGCTCAAGTTAGCTTCGTTGCCGACTGCCGTTTGAGCCATCGTGCCGTCGGTCTGGATTTCGTACACGATCTGTTGATCGTTGTAGAAGTAGGCGACGATTTGTGTGCCAGTCGTGCCTGCGGGCCAGTAGTTCGACACGCGACGACGACCAGTCGTATCCGTCCACTCAACGCCTGCGAAAGCGCCAGAGACTAGACCGCTGTTGGTGGTTGTATCAAGAACAGGCAGAATCACGCCAGCGTTTGGCGAATACTGGACTGCTTGACCTTTGAGGATGGCAGTGCCATAGCCTGAAGTAATACCGTTGGCGAGAGCCTGTGCTCGTTCCAATCCAGTTGGAAAGAAGGCAGGACGCAAACCAAACGGAGCAGATGTTGCTGACATAGCAAACTCCTAAAAATGGTTGGGACGACAATTTTGGTTTCGGCTTTCTTCAAAGCGTCAGGCAAAATCACCATTAACCGTGATTTTTAGGGCTTGCGACATCCGCCTTCTACAAAGCTGGATGCCGTTACCCTAATTATGCACCTTGCACAGAAATAAAACAATAGCTATTCGAAGAACGGAGCAGGAACATCCTTCTCCCCGTCGATCATGTCGCCTTCTGCACGAATCAAGCTCTTGCCGTTGCTGTCGCGTGCTGAGCTAAGCAATTGCTCTTGCTGAACCTTGATCTTGCCTGCCTCTTCCATTGGCTGGTAGTGGTGCTTCTCAGCCATGTAGTCCTGATAGATGTCCATCGGGAGTTTGTAGAGGATCATCTCGTTGCAGGAGATGTGACCCACATGCTCACCCTCTTTGACCTTCAGGTGCTCAAAGCCAGCCAATTCGTCCGACATGACTGCCTGATATCCCAAGCGCATACGGCTGTGGATGGTGTCGTACTGGTTGGTGGTTGATAGCCAGCAGTAGTGCCAGTTAGGATCGCCCTTTACTGTAGGCAATGCCTCTTGCGTAAACTCGGCTTGGAAGCGACGACGACGAGTCGGTGCTGATGCGAGCGCATCTTCAGCCGATCCACGGGCGTTGTCCATTGCGGCGCGGCTCTCACGACCATCACCCTTGCTTTTGCGAATGCGTTCATCCATGATTATCTTCCTTTGTTCTGACGGTCATATTCAGCAAAACGCTGAACCATTTTTTTGCGCTTTTCGGGGTCATCCCAAGCGCCCATTTCCTTGATTGCAGCTACGCGCTCAGGCGACAGTGTGAAAGTGTTGCCACCCCGTGTTGGGGCGCTCTCACGACCCGTTCCTGTGACAGGAGAGCGTCGTCGCTGTGGCGGTGGAGCGTCCGATCGGCTCTGACTGTACCGATGTGGCAGGTATTTCGTCAGTCGATCGTCCAATTCCTCCCAATATTCGGGAGTAGATGGGTCGTAACCCTCAGCCGTAAGCCGCTTGTCCACGCTTTGCGTCAATTCGGAGTCCAAATCCTTGCCAGCGGGGTCATACCACTGGTTTCTGGACATCCAATCAGCCGCATTACGCTGAACCATCGGGTCAGGGAGCTGAATATTCTGTTTTGGAGCCTGCGACATCTGTTTTGTCGCATTTTCCTTCAGATTTTTGAGCGATTCGTACTTGCGCATCGACTCATACATCAACTCTTGCGCCCGAACAAGCGCCTCGCCGTCTTGAGAGGAGACAGCCTCCTTCATTTTCATCTTGGCGTACTCAATCTGAACCGCTGTGTCGTCCATCACCTTCTCAACACGAGCTAATTCAGCGCCAGATGTGCGCGTTTCAAGGTTTGCTAACCGTTCAGCCAACTGCTGATTCTGCTTTTTGAGGGCATTGATCAGATGATTGGACTCTTTGGTCTTCTCACGGTGAATTTGCTTCTTGAGCTTGCGCTCTTCACGCCTTGCGGCACGAATTGCCTCACGATCTGGGTCTTCATCGAGACCGTCGTCAGCATCATCACCCTCTGTTTGATTGTCAGGAGCACCGCCTTCAGCCAATTGATCAGGCTCTTGGGGTTTCTCGATCTCATCATCAGGCATCTGAACGATTGCGCTACCGTCATCAGCCTCTGTGAGTTGCATTTCCATCTTGTCTGTTGGTGTCATAGGAACGCCTTAACTTTCAAAGGATCACCCGTGACCGTAGAGATCAATTCGTGATCGTTGAACACAGAAAATAGCGCCATGTCTTGCTCGCCATTTACCACCTCACCGTAGGGAACTTCCCAACGGTCACCGCCCCACTTTGGAACGCGAACAAATTGACCGACTTCAGCCCATGTGCCTTCGGGCCAAGGCTCCATCGTGTCCCGTTTCTTGAACGCGAGCGGACCTAGCGCGATGACTTTCGCTACTTGGGTATTCCATTTTTCGGTTTCTTTTGTGCCTTCCACCAAAATGATTCCACTTTCAGTGGTCGTCTTGGGGGTTTGTTTGAACTGAACAAGCACACGACCACCAAGGGGTAGGCAGCCGGGGTCTACAGCGGGAAATGCTTCATCAAGCGTCATTCGACACTCCTTATCAAAAGCTCTATACAGAGCGGGTGGTACTACAAACTACTAATCTTCCTTCAGCAACTCATCGAGCAGGTCTAGAGCTTCACCAAGCCCCTGATATATGCCCACCATTCGGTGGTATGTCTCGATGTTTATAGCGTTGCCGTCAGCAAGCGAGAGGGCGATTTCCTCGCGCCTCTGCTTGAGCATACCTATGAGCCTACCTTCCACGACCTGCTGCCTTGCGAGCTGGTACAGCTACGGCGATCGTGATCCCCATGCCACGCTTTGGCACAGCTCCGCCCTTCTTGAGGGTAGCGATCTTGCCTGTTGGCTTAGGGAGTGGAGGGATCGTACCTTTCGCTGGGAGGTTTGCGACACCCTTCTCAGGCATCACTGCGCCGCCCTTGGCGTACTTGGGGATTGAACCCTTGCCAGCGGCTTCAGTCGTTGTTGGCTTGCCCATAGCAAGCGATTTGTGCATATTGATTGCTTCAGCCATTTTGGGCTCCTATTGATGATTGAACTGCATTTTGGGCTGCAATCGCAGTTTGCATCTGCTCTTGCCGTAATTTCTCTGCATCGTGAGATAGCTCAGCACTCTTGATGCGCTCCTCTGTCAGCTTGTTCTCTGTGTTCAAGATGACATCAGTCTGTATCTGCTTCTCTTTCAAAGCCCCGTCTTGTTGCATCTTCGCGGCTTTCAGGGATAGATCAGCTTGGTCGTATGCTCCTTTGCGCTGCGTCTCAGCCATCTGCGTCTGCACAAGCGCCTGAACGGCTGGGTCTTGTGGCATCTGCATCTGTCTGAGCTGCTGCATGATCCCCATCATCTGCTGGACGACAGGGGCAACACCACCGAACATCTGTGGCGAATCCATAGCGAAGTGCTGAGACGATGCCGCAAGCAACTGCTGTGCTTCACGCATGACTGGCTCTTCCTTGAGGATGTTGAACGGACGACCAAGCGCCTGACTCGTGTAGTTATCCATCGTGTCGAGGTATGCCAGCGTCAGGTGCTGCTTCAGATGCTCAAGCATTGCAGGAATGTAGACGGGGGCGATGATTGGGTTTGAGCCATACATCGGGTCTTTGGCGTAGTCCAAATGGACTTGGATGTGCGCCAAGTGATCCTGACCGGGGAACGCCCCCACAGGCTTGCCAAGCGACATCGCCACATTCTCTAGCGCAGGGTTCATCTGCTTGACCTCTGCTGGATCAGGCAATACCTCGTTCACATCAGGTATCTTGATCTGCTTGAGGATGCGCTTCTCAACCGCCAAGCGGTTGTAGAGGTCAGGGTTAGCCTGAGCGCGAGCAGCAAGTGCTTGCACCTGAGCGTAGCGCTGTGTCTCAGCGAAGATGTGTGGGTCAGATACTGGGACGATGTCGTCGTTCTTAGCGAAGTCCTCGCTCGTCACGCCCAACTCATGCGCCATCTCGATGCTGTCTTCGTCGAGATACCAGCGGTTCAGGCGAGCCAGAATCTTGAATACTCGTGCCTGACTTGCGTGCAGCCGTGCATGGATCGATGAGAATACCGCTGCGCCTTGCTCAATCAACGCCTGAGTCGTTCCAACGGGTGAGTTGGAGGTTACATCTGCGATCTTCTCTTCGGCGGTCGTAACGACCCCTTTAGCCGCTCCTGTCAGCCATCCAAGCAATTGGAACAGGACTGGTGAGGGTTGGTTGAACGGCATTGGCATGGCGACCTTGCGGATGTCGTCGATGCCCGGCGCTGCCTCAATCTCCGTGACTTGAGTCGGCTCAACAACGATGCTTTGCCCCGATACTTTTCCGCCCTTGAGCTTGAGCATTGTGGGGTTCGTGTTGATGTGCGCGGAGTCGAGCAGAGCCCGTAGAGAACCAGTAAGAGCGGCAGATATACCACCAATAAGATGAGGCAATCCAATAGCATATGCACCCCTCCAAGGGATGAACTTGAACTCAACGATCCAGTCAAGCTTAGCCATCGTTGCGTCGCCGTCTTCCCAGTTGCGGTACAGACCAACCACTTCGCTCGTGGTCTCATCGACCATCAGGATGTAGGGGGCGCGTTCTCCCTTGGAGAATTTGTCACCATCAAGCTCAATCCATGTGTAGATGTGGAACACACGACGCACGCCGTCGATGTTCTCGTCCTGCGACTTCTTGCCCTCGATCTTGTCGTTCGCCTTCTCTGGCTTTGTCTGCTCAGGCTCTTGGCTGGCACGGTAGATGGAGATGTCACGGTATATCCCAGCGTTGACGCGAACCTCGAACTCCTCTTGGGTGATGTCGTTGACCTCAGTCACACGACTTGCCGTGTAGAAGTTACCCGCAGCGAATGGGAGATAGACATTATCAATCGGCAGAAATTCGACGCACGAGCGCTTCTTGGTGTCGTCACGCCATATCTTCATGTACTGTGAGCCACCGAGCGGTGTCTGCGTGAGCGTCTGCTCTTGCTCGTCACGGTACTCCTCGATCTGCTCCATGATCTGCCAGTTCATGAAGTCACGCTTGCGCTCTGCCTTGGCGACCTTCTCGTCGGTGATCTCGCCTGTGATCTTAGTTCTGACTGGCCCATCTGGTGGGAACAGCTCCTTGATCGCACGGGCTGAGAAGTCAATGCAGGTCTCAGCCATGATCGGATGGACAACACGGGATGCGCCCATGAAGGATGCACCACCGGGTGCGTCATGACCCAAGCCGGTGG